CTGACTCCGTCGCCCCATGCACGGTCAGTCAGAACGTCAACCACGCGTGCAACAACTGGGTGCAACCCAGGGGGGATTTGGAGACGTGGAAGGACATCGCCGCGGCGTACGAGCCCCCAGAGTGCGTGTCCCTGCAGTTCACCGCGGCTACCGGGTTTGCGTCCATCCTCATGGCGCTGACCAACTACCGTGGGGCGATCGTGGCGGCAGTCGGGGAGAAGGGGTGCGGGAAAACCACCGCCTCCTGGTTGGCGAACTCGGTGTTCAACCACAAGAACATGGGCGACATAACGGACAGGGACACAGGCAACGCGTTGTACGCGAAGCTCGGCGCCCTCAAGAACCTGCTCGGCACCTACGACGAGTCGACCCGCCTCGACGGCAACACACTGTCCTCCCTGGCGTACGCGATCAACCAAGGCCAGGGCAAGAACCGGCTCGATCGCAACGCGCAGTTCAAAGAGAACATAGGCAACTGGGCGTTGATGCTGCTCATGACGACCAACCGCAGCCCGCAAGCAATCCTCGGGGCGTTCTCTGACGACTCCTCTGCGGAGGCCGCCCGTATTTTCCAATACACAGTGCCCCCACGTACGCTGACGAAGGCGTTCGCCGACGCCTGCTTCGACAGACTCAACGACAACTTCGGGCTCGCCGGCCCCATGTTCGTGCAGGAGGTCCTCCGCATGAAGGACGTCGTGAAGGACCGGCTGAAGTACTGGATCAAGGAGATAGACAAGCGGGCGAACGTATCCAGTGGGGAGCGGTTCTGGTCAGCGGTGCCCGCCTGCGTGCTCACCGCAGTCGAGGTGTGCAACTCGATAGGGCTGCTCAACTACGACGTCGGCGGGCTCGCAGACTTCAGCGTCCGGTCGATCCTGATCATGAGGACCAACGTATCGGAGAACGTGGGCACCCCAGTCGGGACCTTGTCGGACTACTTCAACACCAACCTGCGCAACACGTTAATCGTTGGGGCTATCCCCGGCGGTACAGGAAGCGTCATACGGCACCCCCCAACAGGGGAGCTGAGAATCCGGGTAGACGACGGGCTCGGGAGGGCGTTCATCGACCGCACGCACATCCACCGGTTCTGTACCGAGCGCGGCGTGGACTTTCCCGCACTGCGGGAGGAGTTGCTGGCATCCAAGGTGCTGGTGGACAACGACCGAAAGGTCATGCTCGGCAAGGGGACCGCGATCAAGACCGCGCAGACCCGCTGCTGGGAGGTCGACCTCCTGCACGCGGACCTCACGGGGGTAGCTGGGTTCGTCAAAGACGCCGCCAGTGGGACGAACGTGATCCCGATCCCCGGCGCCCGCCCGGTGAAGAAGTGACACTACAACTAGACGCACCGCGTCTAGTTGATTGGCGGGTTAGCCGGCGCCCGATGAATGCCCGGCACCACAAAGGAACCAAGATGGAAGACAAAGCGATCGAGAAAGAGATGCAAGACAAGGGACTGACCGCGCCGCGCCTGACGCCGCAAGACATTGAAAGGGCTGTTGCTGGCGAGGAGTACGCCGTGTTTTCTGGGCGCCTTACCGTGTGCGTCCTGACGCTGCAAAACGGCTTCCTGGTAACGGGCGAATCCTCCTGCGTCAGCATCGAGAATTTTGACGCCGAACTGGGGCGCAAGATTGCCCGCGACGACGCCAAGGGAAAGGTGTTGGAACTGGAAGGTTACGCGCTGCGGCAGCGCCTCGCAACCTGATTTGGTGGCCGGCATGACGGCGAACGCCAAACCCTACGGCTGCAAAGACCGGGCCTGGAAGCCCGGGTACTGGGTCAAGGAGCGCGAGTACAGCAGCGACGGGCGGTTCACCCTGGTCGACTCGTTCGTCAAGCACACCATGACTACAGCTTGCAGGTACGACCTCAGCCTATCCGATCCAAGGTGTGAGGGGTGCAGGGACCGAGGATCGGGAGAGGAGTTCTACGGGAAAGACGCCATCAGCGGCACACAGTAACTGAACAAGGGCGTCCCAGGCGCGGCTGGAATAAGGAAATGCTCCAGCGGGAAAACGCGCAGACTAGGGGCGCCCCCTACTCCCCGATGAATTGGTGGCTCTCGCCGTAGTTGTAGTTCCAGTGCCCCGCAGTCTGCCCCTGCAGCCCAAGCGACGCCTGCCCGTTGAGCCCCGTCTGTACGTGGAACCCTGCCAGGGCGGACGCTGCCAACTGCGCTGCAATCGGCGCCGCCCCCTTCGCCGCCTCGATCCGCAGCTCCGCCTTCTTCAGCGACGTGCCGTACACGACCTCCCACTTCTTGATCGCCGCCTCGAACTCCGCCAACGACTGCTGGATGTTGGCCTTGTACGCCTCCACCTGCGCGCTGTACGCGGCGGTCCCCGTCTGGGCCTGGGCTACCTGCACGTCGAGGATGTTGCGCATCACCTGGGCTTCCAGCTTGGCGCCGTCCACCCGCGCGGCGTTGTTCTTGACGACCATGTCGACGTTGGCGAGGTACCCCTTGATGTTGGCGTCCTCGACGGCTACCGCGGCGTCAGTCTGCGTCTTGTAGACGTCGACCTGCGCCTTCACCCCGTCAACCTGCGTAGCGTACGCCCGCATCTGCGCCTCGTAGATGGTGACCGGGGTTATGGCCGCCCGTACCTGCGACTCGTACACGTCATACCCGGCCTTCACTGCCCCCACTTGGGACACGAACGCTTCAACCTGGGACCGGAACACGTCAAGGCGTTTGGCTTTGGTTTCGAGCTCGGTCTGCGTGGCGGACACCTGGGCCTTGAACACGTCGACCGCGGCGAGTACCCCGCGCACCTGCGCCTCGTACCCCTGCATCTGCGCCACCTCGGAGTCGACGACGACCTTCTGCCCCTCAACCTGGGACTTGTAGATGTCGACCTTCGCCAGCTCTCCTTCCAGCCGTGCCTTGTAGATGTCGACGAGGGCTTGGTACCCGCCCTGCTTCGCATTGAACACCGCCACTGACGCGTTGTACATGTCCACCATCTGGCCGCCGGCAGCGGAGTAGACTTCGAGCATCAGCTTCTTCCGCTCAAGCTCCTTGTCGATCTTCTTCTTGGCTAGCTCCACGCCTGCGGACAGGTTCGCCTTGTACGCCTCGACCTCCATCTGCATGCGCTGCGCTGCGACGTCCCGCCCCGCTACGCGCACCTTCGCTGCGGCGGCGTCCCGAATAGCGTCCACCCGTTTGCCGACGGTGCCGGCGGGGGCGGTGAACCCACGAGTAGAGAACTCGTCCCACACCGCGTCAACGTCCCGGTCGGCTTGCGCGTTGAGCAAGTCCGCTTGCCGCGCGGCCTCCTGCACGGACACGTCGACAAGTACCGCCGGCGTCCCGCCCATAACCAGCGCCGCCAGCTCGTCCAACATCGTGCTGTCGAACGTGATGTCCCCCACCTGGGCGGAGATGTCCTTCGGCGCGTACTGCGCGGGCTCGTCCCACTCCGGTAGCGAGGCGTCGAACGTAGGTAGCGCGATCGTAGGCAGGGACGGCAGCGTTATCCCGTGCACCGTCGGCGCGGAGGGCAGGGCCACCGTCGGCGCGGAGGGGATAACCACGTCGAAGTCGATCGTCGGTTCCGAGGGCGGGGCGGGCATAGCGCCAGAGGGCGGGGCCGGGATCGCTACGACGGGGGTACCCTCCGGAGCGGTTGGCACGACGACCGTTGGCACCGACAGCGAGGCGAGCCCAGACACGTAACTCGGCAAAGAGGGCAGCAGGGGGATGCTCACCGCCCCAGTGCTGGGTATCGTCGGTGGGGTGTACGCAGCAAGGCTTGCTACCCCACTCGCCGTCGGCTCCGCCGGGTACTGCGGGTCCGCGAGGGAGTCCACGATAGCCTCGATGGCCTCCTGCGCAGAAGCGACCAAGTCGTCCCCGCGGGTGTACATGGTCCCCGTCTGCGCTAGGATGTTGTTCTGCACCCCCTGCACCTGGGACAGCACCGCGTTGTACAGCCCAGTGGGTATCTCGTGTAGGTTCTCGATCTTCATCGTCATGGCTAAACTCTCCTGCTCGTAACCAACGGCTCAAGCCGCACATCTTTGATCGTGGCCATCCCCTGCAACGTGTTGCCGAGGGTTACGCCCCAGTACCGGGCAAGCGGACCTCGCCCGATTTTAACCCGTGACGGTATGGGGCTCGCTGCCACGAAGGCTGGCCTTCCGTACAGCACCCGCATCCTGCCGGCGCCGTTCCCCTGCACCATGCCCACTACCAAAGGCTTCGTCGCTGCGTAGGACAGGTACACGAACCGCATCCGCTTCAACTCCGCGGCACCGAAGTCGTACATCCCCGACTCCAACCCCGCCACTGCAGCGACGCTACTCGACTGCGTATACATCCCGTCGAGGGCCAACCCGTACACAACCCCGCCGGCCTCATGCACCTCTGTAACCTGCAGCCCCTCCCACCGGGATACCGCCATAGTCCTGGCGTTGACCACCCACGCCCCACCGTCAGGGTAGGACAGCAACGCCTCGTCGTACCCGTACCCGACGTTGTCGTAGTTGATTGACACGTTATTGGTTGGCAGCGGGGCTTCCGTCCCAGTCCCGAACTCAAGGACCGAGTACGTCGGAGAGGCGCCGTCAAACACTGCGCTGACCCCCTCGCCTACATCCAGCAGGGCCTCGACGACGCGCGCGGTGTCGGTCAGTACCTCCGCCGCGGACCCCGCCTCGTACACCACAACCGAGCTACGGGGGGTTATCCGATCTGCCCCCCTGCCAGACTCGTACAACGTGGCCCCGGCGTGCAGCACCCCCGTCGGCGCGTCCGCCCCGGTGCCGGCCTCCAGCACCTGTACGAACACCACCGCGTACAGGGCGTCCGTGCAGCTCGCCGAACTCTCGACGAGCTCCCCCGGAGAGGAGAACCCGCTCCCCGCTCCGGTGCCGGCCTCCTGTACAGTCACCCCTGTGGTTACTACGTAGCTCGGGGAGTCTACCCCGGCGCCGACCTCCTTGACGTACGAGTAGTTGCTCCCGATCAACGTGTCGAACGCGGACGCGGCCTCCCCGATGGGTGACCCAGGGGCAACGGAGAACCCGAACACGTCGCTGCTGCCGGTCCCCGCCTCGTCGACCACGTTGTTGCGGTTCGTCGCCGTCCAGTACACGTACCCGACAGACTGCAAGTCGACAGTGACGGTGGTGACCTGCCCGAGCTCCCCGGCGGGGGTAGTCGCTCGCAGCTGCACCGAGGTGCCGTTCTGCACGACCCCGCTCGTCACCCACCCGCCGCCAGCGATGGACATTTCCCCGGTAGCGCCGACGATCTGCACCGTCTTCGTCCCGACGGTAAGTCCGGATACTACGGCGACATTCGACAGGAGTAGCGTGCTCGGCAGCGCGTCCAATACTGGGGTGAATACAAGACCCATCATGTTTCTCCTATGAACGTCACTTGTCGGTGAGGGCTTACCCGCTCGAAGTCGCTCAGAACGTCCGCCCGAACGCCGGTGTACGCCATACTACCATTCAGGTGGATGTGCATCTTGGATGCTTCGCTGCCTATTACCGACCGGGTGCACCAGAAGTGCGCGATTTTAAACCCGCTGTCGGAGGGTATCTTGTCCTCCCACAGGGTGCTCGACCCAGCCACGCCCTTCATCTTGTGTGGGTACACTCCACCAGTGGTCGAGCACAGCGTGACTATGTCGTACTCGTCGACGTTCACCTCGGTCGTCCCGTTGTCGTACATGTTCGTCGGGGCTGTGTGCGTTCCAGATGCGATGTTCAGTACCGTCTGCGCCGGTTGAAGCGGCTCCTTGGTGTAGTTGTTGTCTGCGCTGAAGAACCCGCCGCGGGCCAGCCGCTTAACCGTGTCGTCACGCAGCTCCCACCACAACCAGTTCCCGCCGGGCAACGCCCTGGTGTCCGTGTCGTACCCGTAGAACCCCGGTATCCAGGATGGGTAGGTGTAGTACAACCACTGCATTACCATCGCTGCGTACTGGTAATCCACGTCCCGTTTCGTACCGACGGCGTGTCGCTCGCACAGGAACGCCGCCTCCCTGTCCGTTAGCGGCACCGCGCAAGAGTAGCTGTACTGCTGGCCGGTTAGCTGCGTGCCATAGACGTGTACGTGGAAGCAGTGACGCTTGGCGGTCCACGGGCTTCCCTTCCTGGACAAGTAGCTCGGGTCAAAACTGCTGTTCCACTCCGTGTCCTCGTCGTAGCTCGCCTCGTACCCAAAGTGGCCCGGGGAGTACGGCTCGGAGTACTCAATCCCCATGTACGGGGACTCCCACGTCTTCCGCCCCTGCGACTGCAGGTTCGTGTTTGACGTGTAAGCGGTCTTCCGCTGGTCTACCTTGTTGGAGTAGAACCCTTTTGGCAAGTTGGTCGGCCTCGACCACTCCCCCCACGTGAACCCCCCAAGCATCATGCAGAACGGGAGGTCTTCTCGGTCATCCCACGAGTCTCCCTCCGTCCCGGCGGTATTCATCGGGTTGTAGAACCTCACCCACACCAACTCTTCTTCGTCGTAGAACACGTGCACCACCGTATCACTTACCGGGTACGTAGTGACGGCCTTCAGGTACACGGGTGGCGGCGGCCCAACCGCTGGCCACCCGCGGGGCACCATATCGAAGCTGACCACCCCGGGTATCCCCGTGTCCGAGTCAACCGCTGGAACCTTGAACGGCTTGTTGGACTGCGACGTGTCTACCGCGTTGCCCTTGCCTACCATGCGCACGATCCCAGTCATGTCCTCGATAGACGCATCGTACCCGCCGTGCTGGTGGTCGTAGTCGTACCGGTTCGTTGCGCTCGGCCCCGCATCCCCGCCGCCAATCTCTATAGACCAGTGCTCGAACACCGGGTAGTCGTGGGGGCTCGGCGCATTGATCCGCCACCCTACGTTGTCCGCCTTCTTGCCGGATAGGCTGAACGCCCACCCGCACTCCGCATACGTCGGGTTCAGTTTGTCGTAGAACGGCGCGAGGTCATCTGCAGTAACGAGTTGCTTGACCCACCCATCTCGCACGGCTTGGTCCCACGGTGACCTCGGTTCCCCCGGCCTGACGTCCGTCGCCGGGAAGTCATACCCTAGTGGGAGGTCGTCGAAGTACTCCTTGGCCCCGTCGGGCACAGCCCACGAAGACATGGCGAGCACCGGCAAGCGCATGGCCCACACCCCGTCCGCGCTGATCCGGACCAAGTAGTACCTGCCCCCGTCCGACTTGTACACTCCGTGCGTCTTGCTCCACAGAAACGAGTAGTCCAGGGACCCGACGAAGTAGTCCTCCTTCGGGCGCTCGGGGTCGATAGTGTCGCCGCGGTAGTCCTCCACTGCTACGCGGTCCGCGTTCAGTGCCCCCCTGGAAGCCAGTTGCTGCTCCTTCGTCGGCGGCGGCTGCCGGCCCATACCCATGAGCAACTGCGCCGCTACGCGCATGCGGCCAGAGTACATCGTCGGCTTGATAAGCCGGTACTGGGAGTACACCTTGGCAGTACCACCCGGTGGAGGGGGCACGGGGTTGTTGTACATCGACGCCCACTGGGATGGCACGGGCACCGCTAGGTACGGCACTACTTTCAGGGCGTGATCGCTGGTACCGTGCAGGAACTGCAGTTCTCCGGTTAGCTCCTGTATACGAGTAGGGTCCTCCTCGTCTACCAGAGCGAGCTCTACCGCCGCCCTTGCCCGAGCCAACCGGACGAGCGTGCTTTCCGCCGGGGTGAACCGGTCAAGGACCCGCAGGGAGGCGCTGTCCTGCGCGCTGGTGGCCTTCGCGGAGTCAAGGTACCCATCTACTACCACTCCCCCATACGGGAGCAGTGCGAAGGCTGCGTACTTGCCAGGGTCTGGCAGCTCCGCTACCGGGTGCCGGACGAAGTCCGCGATGTGCTGCCCGCCGAGCCTGGCTACGCGGACGGTCACCCCGTTCTCGAAGGTGTGCCACGCAGACGTCGACTGCAGGCCCACCACATCCGCCACGGACGTTGCCTGCCCCAGCATTACCCTCGCCGCGTGGAGGAGCGCGCGGCCCTCCAACGCAGTCACACCGTCCCCCAGGTTAACGGACAGGGGGCCGGTGTATATCGCCGCGGTTATGGTGGCATTAGACGGCATTCAGGGTAACGCGGTACCCGAGCTCGAAGTTGTCCCCGTTGAACAACGTGCGATCCGCGGCGAACCGGGAGGCAGAGGCGAGGACCCCACTGGTGCTGCCCTTCAGTTGGTCGGAGGACATCGCCGCCCCGCGAACAACAAGGCTCGTAGCCGTGACGATAGTGAACGCCGCCTTGCCGCCGGTCAGGTTGTCGATAAAGTTTCCCGCAGCGGCGGTACCGTTGAACAGCTGCCGGTTCGTCTCGGAGTACCCCTCCGACCCGGACACAATCTCGGATGCGGCGGACGGGTACGTAGCCGCGGTCCAGTTGATCGCCGGGGTGACGTTCCCGCCGAACAGGGACAGGTACCACGCGCTGATCTTCGACTGGGTGTGCAGCCCGCACATGAGCAAGTAGTTGAGGAACTGGGTCGTCAGGATGTTCTTGTCGACCCGGAGGTCCTCGCCGTTGACCGTGTGGAAGTACTCGCCGCGGGCTTCGATACCCGTCGAAGGCACAAGCACGCCGGTGGGGGTCTGCCGCAAAGCACCTTCGGTGGCGGCCTTCAGAAACGCGTCAGTCTGGTTCATGTTGATACTCCTATGAGGTTGTTATTGCAGAGTCTCTGGCGTGGCCTCGCCCGTCAGGCCCGATCGAGTCTACCACCGATACCACTTGGTAGAAACCGTTGCGCGCGAGCAGCGCCGAGCTCGCCCGGGAATACAGCGGCAAGCGGATTCTGTCTGCGGTCAGGTTGCGCACCACGCCGGACGGGATACCGATGCACAGCCCGTGCCGACTGAGCCACGCGAAAGCGTTCGACACCTGATACTGACTACCGTTTACGGCTAAAGCCTCGGTGTCGACCGAGTCGAACGGCAAGTACACCTGCGAGTCCAACACCGCGGCGCTGTCACTGCACTTAACCAGCTCCATCTTCTCTGGGTCCGTGCCGCGGATGAAGAACACCTCTTGCACGGTGGATACGTACAGCCCGTCTGATACCCGTCCGAACGCCGTGACATACCCGGGCGCACGAATGAAGTCATACCGCCGGTCGTGTTGTTGGTAGTTCAGCGGCTGCGAGAAGAAGATGGTGTCCCCCTGTACGCCCCACAGTCGGCCAGCGTAGAACGCCAAGTACCTACAGAACGGCATCGGGGACAGGTACTCCCGCTGGTCTATCACCTCCGTATTCGCTGCGCGCGGGGGAACCGCTGGGGTAGTACCAAACGACTCGACCGCCCCTGTCGCCCGGAGTACGCCCCCGTCCGCGCCGTTCGAGAACCACACGTCGCCGTTGATTTCCTCGTACCACACGCGCCCACGACCCGAGATATAGGCGCCGAGGTGCTGCAGAACTACGCCCCCGAGTAGCCGGCACAACTCTGTACCGACAAACACGAGGGTTACCGAGTGGTCGTTGGAGGTCCACATCGAGTGGCCGCCCTCGAGGGTCGGCGCGAGCTCGAACTCGGGGCGGGTGTCCAGTACCCCGGAGTCGCTGATGTCGAAGTTGGACACGCGGCGGGCGAACCCCGGCGGTACCGCTGTCTCGTCTGCGACGTGGTGCTCTCCCGCCCCGAAGGACAGGACGATCGACGGCGGCCCGGTCGGGGCTTGGCTGCTAGGTTGAGACGGTGGCATTTCCGAACTCCATAGTTGAGGTGTTTGGGTGCGTTATGAACGCCTGCGCGCGCAGCCTGCTCAGTCCCGGGTAGCTGTCCGGGACGTAGCTGAACCCCGTCTCGAACTCCTCCCACCCGTCGGGCTCTGTCTGACGCAGGCTGTGCCCGACGTTGGCACCACCAAATTGTACTGCAAAGGAGCTACCCTCGACGAAGTACCCACGGGCCTCGTGGTACACCCGTACCGCCCGGCTGGTACTCCACGGTGGGCGGTCATCCGTTACGTCCGCCTGTACAACGCGCCGGTGCCGGTAGTCGATATACAGGGTTCCGAACGAGGAGTGGTCGAGCGCCGGCGAGGCGTATACCCGCAGGTACGGACCGACGTACTGCGCCCCCCGCGGGGAAGTGAACTGGTATATACCGTAGGGGTGAACCTCTCGGTTGAACAACTGCACCTCGTGGCCGCCGAACCCTTTAGGGGGCAGCCCAGGCACCGTCACGGTCTTCGGTCCGTAGTCCTGCAGTTGTACCTCCTGCGGGCCGAAGTAGGGGTCCTCCCACCCGTAGGGGTAGATGATCTTTGTGCCTACGTTCTCTACGATGCCGAGCCCCCGTGCGTACGCACGAAGCCCCGTCGGGCGGATGTGTTGCGGTCTGTGGGTTACGTGCGGGGCGCCGTACTCCGCGGCGATGAACGCGCCCTCCGTGGTTCTCCACCCGGTGTAGAACCACATCGGAGGGTAGGTAGTGGCGCTGTACTGGTACACCCGGCGGTGTTTCAACGTGCAGCTAGTCCTCGCACCAAACGTACCGCCGACCGTTTGCGCTCGCCACACGTACGCGGCATCTACAGGGCTCCCGTAGTTGTGGAACTCGTGCGCGTACCACGTCGAAGTCAGTACGTCCCGCTTCTCTCCGCACCGTATTATCTGCGTCCCGACTACCTGCGGCCCCCCCACGTCCGTGTCGAGGAAGCCGCCGGGATGCAACCACTTAGTTCCCCCGAGCACCGACGCCTGCCCAATGGCGAAGTCCGCAGGCCCCGGGTTGACGAAGATGGTCATGTCGCGCACGTACGGGGTGCCGAACTTGATCAGCGTCCCTCCCCACTCGGGGTAGATGGCGTTCAGCCGCACCCGCACGGAGCCGAACGGGATCGTTGCGCCGGAGTACGGCGTGTCCGGGAACTCCCAGTCAAGGTACGACACAACCCCAGCACCCGCTTGGATGGACCCGTCCTGAAGAATACGTTGCTGTGGAGGGACCAACTGAGATTGGTCGAACTGAACCGTAGCGTTCCCCCACCGCAGGTAGTCCGGCGCTGGCGGACGTATCTTGCGCGTGCGGTACGACACGTACGGCGTGCCAACCCCGTCCCCGACGAACACGTTCGGGTACGTGATGTACCGGCGCATCAACTGCACCTTCGGCTTGCCGCCGGGGAGGAACGCGACGTTGCTGTACGCGTATATCATCGGCGTCAAGTTGCGCACCGACGGGGTGCCGTACCCTTCTTTCGTGAACCCCCACAGCTTGATGATGTTGTGGTGTTCTTCGAGGGCCGCGGTGCCCATGTACCCGTGCTGTATCCCCGCAGGACGGATGTGGCGTACCCGGTACGCAACGTAGGGCGTACCCGCCGGCTGCGTCAGTATCGAGGACGGGTACAACCCGCGCAGTCCGTAGTCGACCCAGGGCCTTCCGTACCCCGAGTGGTCGTACGTCGAGTACGGCTTGGTGGTCTGCTGGTTACTCCACACCTTCGACGGGATGCCGAACTTCATCGAGTGCCAGCCCCACCCGTCGAGGCTGATTATGGTCCGGTAGTTCCGCACGTACGGGGTGCCGAACACCTCCTGCGTGTACCACTCGACACCGAAGCTGCGCACACGGTACGCTACAAACGCGACGCCCGCACGGAAGTGGTTCTCCCCCCTGGCGTACAGCGCCCTGGCGTTGTTGTACACGTAGTGCGTGGTTGGGAACCGGGAGTCGACGTACCCGTTGGTGCCGATACGCTTGTTCTTGTTGAACACGTAGTTGTAGTTGCTGAACCGGTCCCGCTCGAACTCCCACTGCAGGATTCCCGAGGGGAACAGCTCCCGGTTCCGCAGGTACAGGAACCCCGTTCCGTACTCGCTCGACAACAACGCGAACGGGTACGCCCGCTGTGCCCGGTCCCGTACAAGCGGGATACCGAAGGCCAACGCCGAGGGCCTTCCCGCTGGGTACGCCCGCTGCGCGCGGTCCCGTACCAATGCGGTGCCGAACGTAGACGTGTCGCCCCACACAGGGAGCACGTCCCGGTTATCCCACGCGACGAACGGGGTGCCAAACGATGTCTGCGTACCGGGCAGGTACGCCGGCCCGACGTACCGACGCCCTAGGTAGACGGACTGGGTCCCGAACACCGCGTGCGCCGCCCCGTTGGGGTACATCGCCCGGTAGTAGTTCGACACCCAGGCCGTACCCGCGACGAACGCGGTAGCGACGTACCCCGAGTACACCTGTTGGAGCAGGTTGTACACAACAGGGGAGGGGGGTGCCTCCGGCTGGCCGGTAAACGGGTACGCGGTGATTTGCTTGTTGAAGTTGTATACGTTCGCGCCGGCAGGCAGTTGCGCGGAGTCCCACGAGGCGGGGAACAGCTCCGCGTACGCGTTGCGCACTGACGTAGCGCCGAACTCCGTCGCCTCCAGCCCGGGGACGATCAGCGCCGCGTCGGTGGCGAAGGTCGGGAACTCCGCCACCGGTACCGTGAAATCGGCGGTGTATCTGGCGACGCCCTTGGTTAGGCGTATCTCGTCCAGATAGCCATTGAACGCCTCCCCGGCACCGTTGCTGTTGGCGCCAATACTAAGGCGTTGCCGGGTGAAGTCCCGTACCGTTGAGTAGCTGCCCTGGACAACCCCGTTGATGAACAGCCGGATAACCCCGGACGCCCGCGACACAGCGACGTGCGTCCACGTGTTGTTCGGTACGGGCGCTAAACTGGTTATAAGCGGCGCCCCCGCGGAGGTGTCGAAGCGGATGTACGCGGGGTTATCCGAGCCGGTGCAGACGAACCCCCACCCCCCGTCGTTGGGGTAGAAGTAGTTCTCCAGCAGCCGCGCCCAGTTCCCGCCGTGCCCACCGTTGATCAGGTACGCGAAGAACTCGATCGTGAAGTCGGCAGTACCGAACGCGAAATCCGCGCTATCTGTCGCGTAGAACCGGTCTCCAGAGCCGTCGAAATAAGCAGCCGCGCCGCCGAACTTGCTCTGCGCGGTACTGATCTTCGCGTTACCTACCGCGGCGGTTGTGTGCCCCTTCTCGTCGACGAGCGTCGTCGAGTTGTTTGCCCCGTTGCACTTCGCGAGGAATACTACGGACGACCAATAGGGATCACCGGACACAACTAGACCCCTGCAAGCGGCCCACCAAAGTTACAACTTGAAAATCTTGTTGGCCCCGTTGTCCCAGACCACGATGATGTCCCCGCCGTTCGGGGTAATCGGTAGCCCCGTGGCGGAGTCGATCAACGCAATGAGGGGGCTCGTCGCCGGGTCGCCGGTGTCTTTGTAGATGATCAGCGCCTCCGACTCGGCGCCGCTCACCGCGGTGAACGTCACGTCGTTGGCGTCGGCAGCCCCGGCGGCGCTCGCCTTGCCGGTCAGCGTTACGCCCGCGGCGATGATCGCAGAGCCGGACACGTCGGACAGGTACTCGTGCGTCGTGAAGTTCGGGGTGTACACGTTCTTGTCAACGAGGTTCACCTTCATGGTGTCGGTGTCCCAGTTGATCTGCCCGCGCAGGAACCGCTCGCGCGCTTTGTCGTACAGGGTATTGGCCATTATCAGGCTCCTTGGTTGTTGGTTGGGGCTACTTCAGCGCCGGAGACCGGGCGATTATCCCTGTCTTCATCATACTACCGAGGGTAGAACCCAGGTTGAAATTCACTACCGCGGCCCACGCTAGTGACAGCTGGCCTATCAGCACGTACAGGACCTCGTTATTGCCCTCCGGCACACCCTCTACGAGGAGTCGGTAGGTGACGCCGAAAAACCCGAGGGTTATGACCAGTGACAGTACGGGGGGCGTCCAGCTCTTCGTTGCCACCTGCATGTCCCGTGCGCTCGCCGTGTCCGCTACCGCCAGGGTAGCCAGGGCTTCGTGGTTCTTGTACCCGAGCTCCTGCATCTTGGCCGCGAACTGCTGGTCCGCAGCCTTCAGCGCGGTGAGCTGTTCCGTAGACGCCCCGGTCACTGCCGCCTTCAGAGCCGCCTCCGTGGTGTCGCTGAGTCCAAGCGCCGCAGCCGCGGCGGACGCCGCCGCCGCCCCGAGCGGACCGCTGAGAGCGCCGCCTATCCAAGGGGCTACCGTAGACACCACGGACTTCCAGTCCATCACAGCTCCTTCTCACACGCCGCTTGCGTCGCGTTCAGGCGGTTCTCCCACCCTTTCTCGAACACCTTCTGCGAAGGGTCGTTGCGGATGATGTCCGCGTAGAACCACCGGCGGCGCGCTACGTACGCCCGAACGAGCCCAGATACCCCCCTGCGGCGCTCGAACTCGGTTACCGCGCCCACAGTCTTCGGGCCGACAGCACCGTCCTGGAACACCCCAACGACGCCCTGTAGGAGCTTCGCTGCCCGCCCCGCCCCGTGCTGCACCGCCGAGTCGAACAACAACAAGTCGAGCGGGGGCGTCATGAGGTGACACTTCGGGGGCCGCCAGAACTCGCGCTCGTAGATGTACCGAACCTCTGCCTCGGTAATCAGGCGTACTGCCTGCTGCGGCTCGCCGAGCTCGCTTCGGATGACGTCGTACAGCCCCTGCGTTACCCCGCAGTTGGTAGCGCCCCCCCGGTCCGCAGGGTGGTCGGAGTACCCCCCCTCCCTACCGAGCACGAAGTCCAGGCAGAAGTAGAATCTAGGCTGTGGTGCCATCGGTAACCTCCAGTAACGCGTCCCCGCGGCGGGTGCTCCTTTTCGGGCACTCACCACAGTTAGAATACACCCCCCGGATATGGCCTATCTGGTGGTTCAGCTTCTCCACCTCGTCGCGGAGTTCCGAGTTCTCGTGGCGGAGAGCGAGCACCTCCGCGTGTAGCACACGTAACGAATCGGATAGCTGCTCGTTGTGGGATGACATGCGCGAAATCTCTTTCGCGAGTAGTTCGTATACCCCACCTAGCGCCTCGTTCTTGGTATCCGTGGCGTTCATCTCCTTCCACTGCGACTGTGCTTTGCGGATCGCCATCATGCCCGCAAGCAACACCCCGGTACCACCGGCGAAAACCGCAACCCCGGTTTTCACCAACTCTTCTGATAAGTCCACCGAACCCCCTATTCGCCTATCGCGGACAGAACCTCTTGTGAGATACGTCCCGACTTGCTTATGCCGTACTGGTCTGCATTGTACTGCGCCTTCGCTGCCCCAGACAGGGTACGACTCAGCATGCTTGCGTTGACGAGCTCCGGGTGCGCCTGTACGAGGCCCATGAACCGCGCCGTCCCTTCTCCCTGTAGTTCCGCGTCTCCAAGGTTGTACCCCAACGCGACTTTCGTGAGCGCCCTCTTGGCCATCGTCTTGACGTGTGTCTCGGCTTGGTAGGCAGCTCCGCGCTTCTCGTTGACTTCAAGGCGGTCCGCACTCTTCAGCCCCAGCGCGGTCTTCACCGTGTCCCCCATCGACGGGTCGAAGTAGACCGTACCTCGGCTGTCACGCACCCCATCGAAATCCGCAGCCGCGGTGTACGCGTCCGCGAGTGGTTTCGGCAGGGCCTTCTGCAACGCCTTCTTGTAGTTCCCATCGGATACCGCCGAAGCAGACCCCCACAGGTTGCTGAGCAGCCCGGCGCTAGGCCCCGCCGCCCGAGCGAGGTAGTAGTTGAACTCGTCCTGCGGGGTTTTGTCCTTCGGCGCGTAATGCCGGTCGCCGATAAAAGGCAGGATAGACCCAGACTCTGCCCGAGTTGGGTCCGCCCCGATAAGTGGCAGCGCCGCAAGCAGCCCGTGCGACACGATCTGCGCGTGCCCCCGTACAAACTCCGTGCGAGAGTCGAGCAGGTCGTCATCGTCCCGGAACGCGTCCATCAAGGCGAACACGAACGGGGACACGAACGTCCCAACCGCACCGGTCAGGGCCAGTTGGGTGCCGACCGTGTACGCCAGCGTCGTGCGGGCTAGCTTGGCCGTGGCCGGGTCGAGCGCGTCCTTGCCGGTGAGCAGCCTCCCGAACTCCGCGGTCTTCACGTCGCGGGCGAGCAGCGCCAGCATGTTCAGCCGGTAGTTCTGGAACTGGAATATCGCCTTCCGCCACGGCCCCTGCATTATCTCCGGGGAGTTGTGCGGGTCGTAGTTGAAGTGCGATTGGTTGTCGATGAAGTCCTTGGTAGCCCGCAGTAGGTCGTCGTGGGAGATGCCCTTCTGCTTCTCCGCGAGCATCGTAGCGAACGCGTGCGCTGTCGTCTGCCGGTTGAACACCTCCGACTTGTGCATGCCGTACGAGGCAACCTTCACGATGGTGCGCCACGTGGTATGCGCGTCCGAGTCCTTGCCCGCGGCGATACCTGCCATCGTGTGCGCCAGGGTGAAGTCGTCCATACCGGTCTTGTGCAGATCGTCGAGGACCGAGCGCACGCTGTCCGGCATGTCCGGGTCCGCCGCGAGTCCGCCCTTGTGGAACCACTTCTTGCCAGCGTCAGCCAGCGCGCGAATAGAGCGCCCAGTACCAAACATCGCCGCCATTCGCGGGGCAGCCACCAACGGGGTCTGCAGGCCGTTGAGCATCATCTGGCTCGGGGAGGTCATCATGAAGACGAAGCTGGCCATCGTCAGCTTCTCCGCTACCGGGCTGAACTCCACCTTCTTGCCCCCGTCGTACTGCCCGCGAACCGCGTTCAGCACGTTCATCATCTGTACCCCCGAGTCGTTGCCGGCACCCTTCTTGCGGACGAACAACGCCATGTCCGCGAGGTCCTTGGAAATGTCCGCTCCGTACTTGATGTTCGCCACATTCCCGGCGTACGAGACCATGTACGAGTTGAACGCCCGCGTCGCGTCGAGGGGGAACCCAGCGACGTACTTCCGCGCGTTCGCCCCCTGCATCAGGCTGTGCTGTGGGATAGAGTGCAGGTACGCGTCGAGCAAGGCTTCCTCTGTGGCGGCCCGCAGCTCCATGTTGTACGAGTTCTTGCGGGCCAGGGCCTCTTGTTGCTCTGCAGGCAGCGTCGGGCTGACGTCCACCACCGGGTGCACAAGCGCCGCGCCCTTCCTGATCTTGTTTATGAGCTCCTGGCTGACGCCGTCCAAATTGAAGTTGAACTCGCTACGCTGCGTGGCGGACACCGAGTACCCGCTACCGTACCGCGCACGCTGGTCCGATGCGAACTTCAGCGCCTCCGCTTCGGAGTCGTGCCCGGTGAACTCAACCTGCTTGTTGTTCCCGTCACGGATGTCGACCATGTACTTCCCGAACCGCTTCAGCGGCGAGTACGGTGCGTGGCCTATCTTCCGAATCTGTGCCTCAATCAGGTCCCCGAACTCCTTCTTGAACGCCCGCAGTTCTTCGCTGCCCGCAGCGTCCAGGTCCACCCCCTTCGCTTTCGCAAGGTTGTCCCGTACCGCCTCGTACCGGGTGCGAAACGCCGTGTCGTACGCCTTCTGCACGTCGGCGAATATCTTCCGCCCGCTCTCACCTACTTGCTTCCAAAGCCGATCGAGCTGCACCCGCGCTTGCTCCCGCTCCACAGGGTCGATGCCCTGCGCAACCGGCTGCTCCGCCCGCCCAGGGTACAACTGGTAGAACGTGCTGTACTGGATCAGCGTGTTCAGCCGCTTGGCCTTGTCAGGGTCGCGCGTGCGCAGGGCGTCAAGGGCGCCAGTCACTTCTCGGACACTGTGCAGCAGCCGGTTGCGCTCGTCCGCGTGCCCCGCGTAGTGCTCCGCGAACCTGTCGTACGCGTTGTCTACCCGCTTGCCGCTGGCGTCGGTATCAGTCCACAACCCCCCGAACGTAGCGTGCAGCTGCGGGACCCCGACGAACCGGTACAGCTCTCGCGGCAGGCTCCCAAGGCTGCCCCGCTTCACCGCGCTAGCCAGCCCCCAGACGAACTCGGCAACGTCCCGTGCGGCGCCCCCGAGGACCCTGGACACGTTCTTCGGTGGGCCGTCTACCGGCTCGTCCCCAACTATGGCGCGCAGTTCTTCCAACGCGCGCGAGAACCGGACGGTAGTCACCTTGTCTGGGACCCCATCCAACATGGCGTCTATGTGCCTCATAGCCTCCGGCATCGTCATCCGGCTGGCCGGGGTAGAGACCCCCTTCGTCCGATACCGGACGACGTCGTCGAGCAGGGCGTCGACGTCCGCGTCACCAACGGTAATCTCACGGGACCCGAGCAGGGTGTCGAACACCCTCGCAATACCGCTCTTGAGCTTCGCCCGCACGTCACCGGTCAGCCGCTCCCCGTTCTCCTGCATGTCCGTGAGTACCTCCTCCGCGGCGGTGGTCCTGTCCAGCCCGAGCTTGGATACCTTCTCCTTGATGCGCTTCCGCAGCGACGCGTTAGCCCACAACCGGTTGGTCACGGTGCTCACCCCAGTACCGAGGAGCCCAGACAACCCTTCGTGCGTGCGCTCGTGGAGGATCGTCTGTACTGCGTCCTTCGTATCAGCAAGGTTCTCCGTGATAAGCACCACGGTGCCGTCCGGTAGGTACACGCCCTTGGTGTCCGACGGTACCACTAGGTCGCTGCCGTCGGGCTCAAGCGGGCGGGACTTCCTGAAGTCGCCCACCGTCTCGAACACCTGCACGGGGGCCTCCCGTACCGATCGTTGGTTGTTGGCCGTCTCAACCAGCTGCTGGATGCGCTCGGTGTGCTGGGGTGGGACTACCGCGTGTAGCGCCCCTCCCCCCTCGGTGCCCGCGCGGGAGAACCTCGCGTCATCGACGAATACCCCGCCCTCCGCAGTGCGGGACACGATGTAGTCGTGGCGCGCGTTGTACGCAGCGGCGATGTCCGCAGTCAGTTTCTGCATTCCCGCCGGAGTAAGCGCGTTGTCACCCGCAGCGAACAGGTCCCCGGCCCGCTTCACTGCATGGTCCTTCGCTTTCCGCAGGGCCTCAGTGGACCCCGTCGCGTCGAACGCCTGCATCACGTAGTCGAGGTACGTGTTGTGGGGGAGGTCGTCATCGACGTTGTCCTCGGCCAGCTTCAGCGCCCGAGCCGCTTCCTGGTTGAACTGCTTCGCGCTGAACTTGTTCCGGGTTACGCCCTTGCCGAGGTCCGTGTTGCCCTGCTGTTGCCGGCGGGTATCCCACGCCGAGCCCCTCTCTTCGAGGATCGCCGCGACGTTCTCCTTCGCTGACGCCCGTGTCGGCGAATCGAACGCGCCGGAGTCCCCTGTCGCCGGGTTCTCCCATTGCCACAAGTCAGACTCCAGGTCCTTCCTGAAGGTTACCGTCTGCTTCCCGTCAGTGTAGGTGTGCGTGTCCTTGTCCTGGCGGGCCATGACGAACTTCGGAGCAGCCTCAACGGGCGCAGGAGCTACCTTGGCTGGGGCAGGAGCGGCCTCAACGGGGGCGGGGGCTACATCGGATGGGGCCGGAACAGGGGCCGCAGCTACCTCGACGGGGATCGGAGTAGGAGCCGCAGCTACCTCGACGGGGATCGGAGTAGGAGCCGCCTCAACGGGGGCCTGCAGCTGCTCAGCCACCGTCGGCACCGGCGCGGCGGGGGCCTGCTCTACGCCGAAGGCTTCGTGAAACTTCTGCGCGAACTTCGGAAGGTCAGCGTCCTGGTCTATCGTCCCAGCGAACTGGTTCAAGAACTCCCCCGCCTGCGCGGATACCGGGAGTACGCCCGCCTCGTTCGCTGCGTCGTTGAACGCCTTCCACGTGCGCCCCTGTAGGTCCCCCGGGCGCAGCCCAAGGGTCTTGACCATGAACTCTTTCCACGACGAGGCTTTCTTCACCTCCTCGTTCACTTGCGCGGGGGTAACCTCCTCGTTGCGTTGGAGGTCCTTGTTCCATTTTGTAACCGTCCCGTCGGGGTGCGTGGTGAACAGCGCCTCCCGCACCAAGTCCTCCGTCGAGACGAGGTCGCGCTCAGTGAGCCCCGCCTGCCGCGCAACGATCTGCTCGTCTATCGCTTGCTGTACCGGCGTGACGTTACCGACGGTTGCCCGTACAGCAGCAACCGCCTCGTCCGCGCGCTGCGTTGCTGCGGCCTGTGCAGCGGCTACCTCCGCCGCCGTCTTGACCTTGCGGGCCTGCATCGCTTGCCCGAAGTTCATCGGCTGCGTGCCGAACAGGTCAAGCTGCGCGCCTGGAGTCCCCCCGAGCAGTGGTTCGCCCGGCAACCACTGCGACGTAGGCAACCACTCAGAGCTCGGCGGGCGTGGGATAGACTCTTTGTTACCCTTGGCGAACTCGGAGTAATACAGCGGGTCGTTCAGCAGGTCGCGCGTCGCAGCGATCTGATCCGGCGTGCCGACCTCGCCGTCGGTGGTACCGAGGAGCGGGGGAGGTACGTACCCCGGCATCGGTATTATCGTTGACGTCCCCGCTGGTACGTACGCGCCGAAGTCCGCAGGCTTGTACGTTATGTCTCCGCGCGTTCGCGCCGGTGGCGGGGCGCCGAAGTCGAACGACATCTGCGCCTGCTGCTCTGCGTACGAGAGCCCGGATACAGTAGATGGCTCGAACTCGATGGGCGCGTTTGGGTCGGCTACTGGGGGCTTCGGAGCGGTAAGCTCGAACTCGGGGCGAGGAACTCCAGCCGCAGTCGCGGCCTCTTCCAGCGCCCTGCCTACCTCCGCCCGTTGTTGTGTCGCCCGGCGGGGGCTCGCGTACGCGCCCATACCGCCGCCGAGAAGTCCGCCGGCCAACCCGCCGAGCGCCGCCGACTGCGCAACCCCCGCGGTTATGTCCTTCCCGGTGAACGCGTTCCGTATCGCGTGCTCCGCGCCGGACTGGATCGACTCCTCCGTGCTCTCTTTAGCCAGCCCGCCGATCGCTCCACGGACAACCGTCTGCCCCATAGCCGTCTTCGGAGCTGCGTGCCCGAGCAGCCGGGCAGCAACCGCCCCTTCGAGCCCCGCCGCCCCAGTCAGTCTGGCCACCGCCGTGGTCATGGCGCCTGTGGCAAGCCCCGCTCCGATACCCGCGAACTGCCCTTGCGTGTCGGTCATCCCGGCGTCGCGCGCCGCGTTGATGACTTCCACGTCCGCCGCTCCGCCGGCCTGCAGCCCCGCTGCGCGCGCGGCACCAGTAGTGGCGTACTTCGCGGCTACCGCTGGTGCTGCGTTGCGCATAGCGAACTGCGCGCCAGCGCCGGCAGGCAGGAGAGATGGGAAATTGGATACCGCGAGGTCTTGCAAGAGCCTGGGGTCGGTAACGTACTCCGACAGCCCCGGTCCTACGCCCTGCTCAAATGCTGCCGCCCCGCGGGCTTTCGCAGCCTGCGTCGGGCCGGACTTCCACCCTTCAAGTATCTGGTTGGTCTCGGCGAAGTTCTGAGAGAACCCCGTCGCCCGGTCCAGCACCCCAAGGGTAGCGATGTTGCCGAGACCGTACGCGGACTGCCCCAACCCGACCGCGCCCTGCAGTAACTGCGTACCGAGGTCTCCGAACACCTCCCCAGTAGTACGGTTCCGCGCCGCCTCCGCGGCGGCAGCGGCCTGCGCTGCCTGGGCCGCCCTCTCTGTACGCGCCTGGGCCGCCGCAGCGGGGTTCGTCAGGATGGCGGTGTAGTCCATGAGCTAGTTCTTCTTCAGTTGTGGTGGCGCCAAGTCTACCCTATCCTGTGGATCGAACGGAGCAACCGCCGCATTGCGCCGAATCCCTACCGCGTTGCCGAGGGCGTCGGTGATAGTCGCGTACGACGGAGCGAATCGGGCAGCAATACGCTCCTCCGGAGTCTGGAGGATGTTGTCCTGAAACGTCTGCCGCTTGAGGGCGGCTTCCGCCGCAGCGGACTGCCCCTGCGGACTGACGGCTTCGAGTATCGCCTTCTGCATTGCGAGCTGCTGCGCGGCCTGCGACGCGGCGGCCCTGTCCGCGATACCGAACTGCCCCACAAGCTGCGCCCGCCCCAGTTCCGTTTGGTTCCGTGCGTCGGCAATGCCTTGTTGCGCAGCGTTAGTGCCTACGACGTCCGCGCTGCGGGCATCCGCCCCGTACAGGTTCCCGAGCAGGCCGCTCGTACTGTTCACCAACGGGGAGAGCGCGTTGACGGTAGCGAGAGACTTCGTTACGTCCCCCATCTTGTACCCGTCTCGGCTACCCCCAGCGGATACCACCCCTTGCGCGGCGTTGATCTGGTCGAGCAGCAACTGCCGCTGCCCGAGTAGCTCGGCGTCCAACGCGGGCGCGCGGGGAGCAAAAGACAGCCCGGTTGGTGCGGGTGCCGTGGCCGGCGCCGGCGCAAGGGCAGGCAACGCCGCAGGCTCCGCTATTGAGAAGCTATTGCCCGCCGCGGGTGGGGACGCCCCGAACCCAGGTGCGTCGAGGGGGGTGGCGGCGATGGTTGCCGCCGCTCGTCCCTGTACCGCCGCAGCAGATAGCGGCGGAGGCGGGGGTTGGCCAACCACCGTCGGAGTTGTAGCCGCGGGGGCGACGGTATTGAGCCCCGCCCGGTTCTTGGCCAGCCTTTTCGCCGCCTCGTCCTCGTTACCGGGGGAGTAGAACGCGCCAGCGATACGCGCCCCGAGGTCAGAGAGCTCGGGGTTTAAGGCCGATAGGTTGTACCCTGGTTGCATTTCACCACCTGCTGTTGAATACGAACTCGACAGGCGCAAACAAGCTGCGCCTACTGGCCGCCTGCGCTTCCTTCACGGCCTCCTCGAACCGCCGCTTGTGCGCGCTCGCCTTCGCAATCCCCTCGGCGTCCGTGTCGTGGTTACGCAGCGCCCGGTAGGCTCCCCACTCAACGATGTCGAGGTGGTAGTCGTCCGGAACCTCCGGCTCCACATCAAGGTCGTCGGTAGTGAGCGGCTTCAACGGCATCCTGGCTACTCGGAGGCGCAGCACCCGGCCATCAAAGGTTTCCCCGACGGTTGGGTATACCCGCAGTACACGGTTCTCCTCGTCCGCAGCGAACTTCACTGGCTCCTGCGCCGCCGCGGCAGCAAACACCGTCCCAGACGACACCGAGTTATCCACAGCCCCGGCGAGGGCGTCGTGCGTCGTCTTCCGCAAGTCGTATGCGTTACCGTCCAGCCGGGCAGAGATAACCGACAAGACAGATTTGTGCAGGGGGTACGTGTCCGTCCCACTCGCCAGCGTTATCTGGGTCACCGCGGGGGTAGTAGCGTCCCGCAGCAGCAGCGTCCCCTTGCAGAACTTCTTGTACCCCTCGTCGAGGTACCGCACCAACGTCGCGTCGGACCACAACTCGACGGAGGACGAGCCGAGCACGTCAGAAACGTCCCGAAGGACGTTCTCGCGCAACTCTTCCAACCACTCCTGCAGGAGCATGTTACCGAATCACCCGGTACGGGAACCGCGGCACTTCGCGGTAGCCCACAACCTGCCCATCTTCGTTGAACACGGGCTTGGACGCCACCGCGTTGTCGATGACCCCGAGCAGGAACTCGGGCACTTCGACCGGCTTGCCCGGCTGAATCTGGTAGCCCGTTCCCTGGACCCCGAAGAACTGCCCGCCCTGGGGGATCGCGTCGTTCTCTTCGAGGATGATTTTCACCCGCTTCGCCCGGCGCATTTCCTCCACTTGGTTGGTAGCGCCCCCCGCCGCTTCAGCGGGCTCCTCGGCAGGCGCGGCGGGAGCCGCCGGCGTCCGCTTCTTGCGCTGCAGTTTTTCAACCGGCGCCGTGGGGGCCGGAATATCGGAC